TCATAAGAACCAAAATAATTTAATGCAATTTGTTTTTTTGCTTCACCTTCACCGATTGCATAATATCCTTTTGGTGCTCTGTAATATATTTTGTATTTTAAACCTTTATATTTTTCACGACCTTGAACTTGAGCCTCACTCAACTTCTGAATTTCTTCTCTTATGATTCGTTTGAGTTTTGATTTAGTTAATTTCATTCTATTTCTCCAAAAAGTTTATTATTCATATATAAATATAACGAAATATTAAAAAAATGTTCGTTGATTTATTAATTGTTGTAAATCTCCCTTATTATAAAATTCTTCAGATATTTTTTTATAATGAATTTTCATTATATTGACTACTTTAGTTATATGGACTGTTTCTACATCTGTCATTTCCCTTATGAGAATATATAAACTTTTCTTATTAAAATTTTCAATTTCTTCTCGCTTCTTTAATAATTCTAATACACTATATGCAATTGAAATATCTCTCTCTTTTTTAAATATTTTAGGTATTGTTTGATTGAAATACTGTATCATTTCTATTATGAAATCATCTATATAACTATTAGTTATATTAGTATCAATTGCCTGCGAAAGTTGTGATAGTTCTTTTATGACTGTAGTAGCTTCTAGCTCACTATGTTTTTTTAGTTTTTTATAATTTGCATTATTATTTAATATTAAATAATTTTTTGCTACTACACTAAAATAACTAAATGCTTTAAAGCCTTTTGTATGATCGTATTTATGCATATTTAATATTAGAAAAGATAATACTTCCTGTTTTACATCTTCATAATGAGCATCGAAGTAACTAAATTTAAATGTATTAATAATATTTTCACATAATTTATTTAAAGCATATGCTATTCTATCAGCATATATTTTATTTCTAATTACAGGATCAGTTTTATTATTATATTCAATTATTGCATTCTGTACATCTTCATCGAAATACATTCTTTTATTTTTCTTTTTTATCATATATTATTTTTTTCCTCGAAAATACCATTTAATAGTAATTGTAATTCTTTTAATTGCTTAAAGAAAAATCCTGTTTCATCATCTGCTTCGTAATGTCCTGATTGATCTACTTGTTTCATTTTCTCTGTTGAGTATTCTACTATTTGTTGAAATTGTATTATAAAGTTTTCATATGTATTGATTCTCCGTAATGCATGTACAAATATGTATATAAAAAATATCAAAGCTATTGAAATTGTTATACCGTATATTTCTAAAATCATTCGTTATTCACCTCCTCCAAATAATTCATCAAATTTCTTTTTTAGATCCTTAGCATCTGCATGGCCATCAGAAACCTTTTTCGATGTATTAAATGCCTTTACTGGTTCGCCGTCTGTTTCTAATTCCTGTTGATAATGTTGTTTTTCTGCAACTGTGCCCATCCAATCTGCTAAATGGACTATGTAATGTAGTATATTTCTATTGACGTCAGGTCTTTTGAATAATGATACATTGCCCTCATCAAATAAACCATCACTCATTTTAATAGCTTTCCATACTTCCTTACTAATTGGAATATTGAAATGTTGAAGTAACCATAATGAACGATCTGTTACGCTCAACGGCTCTAATTTATTATTCCATGTATACCATTCACTTAACTTATCACGCCTCCATTGATCAGTCTGAGCAATGTAGTATGATTCATTTAAATCTCCCAACTTGCCAAGATCATGTGCAAGAGCCGCTAATACAATATCCTCATCTGTTGATGTAACGTCAACTCCTAATGATTCAAATTGCTTTTTAATTGCTAGCGATGTATCAATTACTCTTATTGTATGATCTAGCCATCCGCCAACCCAGCAATTATGATATTGTGGTTTAGTGGAAGCAGGTGCTTCAATTATTCTATCTTCGAAGTGATTTATTAATTTCATAATCAATTGATGTTTCCGTTCATCGAAGTGAGTATCTATGATATCAATAAGTCGATCCCAATTCTCAAGAATCTCTTTTGGTTCAGTTTTCATTTATATAACCTCTTTTGTATTTTCTTATTTAAACTTGTGTAGCTCTTCTAAACCAACCAAGCCAGAATCTCTCCTGCTCTGGTTTCTTTATAACTATATTTGCAAACCTTAATACACGATATGCTCTAACTCTATCAACTTTTAATTTCTGTATTGCATTAATTGTATTGGGTCCAATCTTACCATCTACTTCAATATCCGGAACGCGTGACGCATTAGCTGCTCGCTGTAATACTTTAACGGCTCCCGATATACCGAAATTGACAGCCATATCAAAATAGATATGCCTTAGATTACCTGGCACTTCATCGCATTTTGATGGTCGCCAATAATCCTGATGGTATATTTTTTTTGTCTGTTCTATTGTTAGATTCTTTATATCAATATTTGGATAGAAACGTTTTGCGATCCCATACTTCGTTTCTCCACCCCGATCATTGGGATCATTAACATAGCCACCCTCATGTTTAAGAACCTCTTCTATTATTTCATTGAATGTTGTTTTCATTATTATCTTTACCGGTTGGCTGTGGCAAAAGTTATTTATCAATTGCCACAGCCAGTTTAGTTTGATCACTTAATAGCTGTTCTCATGCTATAGATACCAACTGCAGCCGCAACTGAATATACTACTTCAGGAATCGGATAACCGAGAGCTTCTACGATACCTGCGACGCCTACAAAAATAGCCGTCCAAACAGTCTTTGAAAGATACCATTGTTTTTCCATTGTATGTCTCCTATGTTTATTGTTAATGAAATTTGTGGAGCTGGGCAGAATCGAACTGCCGTGTCGCTATTCCCCTTCAATAAGTCATTCACAGTTTAGTTAATTTCTTTCCTATTAACAAAGTCAACTACGTCTGTTCTTTTCTCAATTTTACTCGTCGTAGCTCGGTAGTCAACCAACGAGGATTTACTGTTATCTCAGGTTCTACAGATAGCGACGCCTTAATCTCAATATCTGTGTCTTGAGTAAGACGGCTTACGTCATCTAAGCGTAAGCGAAGTTGTAAGTGTTGCCAATTACATTTAGTATGATTGTAAGTAATCACCTACTGCACTTTATTGCTAAGTAACAACGATCGAAACCATGTCAGCCCCAATCTATATCAAAATCTTCATCTGTAATATAAATCTCTTCTCTCGCAACGTATAGTAAATCTAAAACGCTGTTAATTCTATTCCAATCATTCATTGATATACCTTCCTCTAATTCATTTAGTATTTCATCGAATCTATCATTATTTATTGTAACGCTACCTTTATGATTCACCAAATTCTCCTGGAATTATTAAGTTTCTATATTTTCTTAATTCCTTTTCTAATTTCTTTAATTCTTCATTCCCTTCAAAAAGTTTAGAGAAAAGTTCATTAGCTTGCTGTACAGATTGTTCTTCTGGAGCAAATAATAATTCATCTATCAAATAAATAACTTTATTCATTGCTTTTGAAAGCCCCGCCAGATATTTTTTATTATTTATAGACTCTTCTTCGAGTTTATTTATTCTCTCAATAATAGACTCTAAGATATGTTCTAATGTTTTTGATTTAGGTGTTGTATCTGTCATCATGTATAAATATTACCTATTGTTATTATTTATTAAATATTTATTCCGTGAGGATATGCTTCCATTTTTCCGGATTCTGTTACTTCAACAAATTCACAACGAGACTGGAATTCCTCAATGTTATTTGCACCCACATAAGAAAAAGCACTACGAACACCATCAGTAATATCGTTAATAATTCTTTTAGTTTTTCCTTTGTAAGCAGTAAGCTTAGATGCCCCTTCAACGTTTTTACTTTCCTCTCTACCCATCTTAGAATCGAGTGAAGCTGATCCGCGATACTTCTTATATAGTTGTTCATTTGGCCACTGCCCTACTTTTGAAATTTCACCAGGAGTTTCTTTAGTACCCGACAACAAAGACCCCAACATAACCGAATCGGCGCCCACACCAAGACACTTAGCAATATCGCCAACCATCCGAATACCCCCATCAGCAATAACAGGAACATCATAAATATCACCGACAGGTATAACATCGACAAGAGTGCTAATTTGAGGAATCCCAACACCTGTTCGGATTCTGGTTTCACATAATGAGTTGTGTACGGCGATTCCTTTAATGTTATATGATTGTTTGTTTTCAACTGTAATGTCATACACTTTTCCCCTATAATGTTTTTTATTTATGGATACTATCTTTTCAAGTTTGAATTTCACTTAAAACCTCATTTAGTATGTTACTATTAGATAAATCAGATTCCCAAATTCTGATTAATTTAAACCTATGGTGTTCTGCAAATTGTTCTTTTTTTCTATCATTAATCTGTTTATCTATTTGAATTTGATTTAATTTTCGTTTTCCTTTAATGTCATTATTAGTATAAAATTTTGGATTTCCATGCCAATAATCACCATCTATTTCTATTAAAATTCTTTTATCCTTAATCTTAAAATCATATTGAAATTTTGACATGATTGGACTATACTCATATTCAATTTTATTCAATTCAAGAAAGTCAGCGAATTTTCTCTCTGGTTTATTCATTTTATATCTATGCTGATTTTTATGGCTAATAATTCCAGCTTTCCGTTTCATTTCAGAATAAGCCATAGGATTTTTATCTCTTAATTTCTGTTGTGCATTGGAACATGCAATTGAATGTGATTTAACAAATTCAGGATTCATTCTTGCAATTTCATTTCCTCTGATTATTTTATTTATACTTTCTTTACTGTGTGTTTTTTTATAAAATGGATTATTCTTCCCTCGATGTCTCTCACCAAATTTTTTATTTTTATCATCCCATAATTGTTTAGCTTTATCATATCCATACTTATCAACCATCCATTCAAATACATTTTTTTTATTCATTGGATTATTTTCTCCTAACATATGAACAGAATTTTTTAATCCAATTTTTCTCTTTGTTTCTTTACTATGAGTTTTTCCGTAAAATGGATTATTTTCTCCTTTTATATGCTTAGCATAACATTCCACGTTACAGAATTTTTTATCTCTTGATGGATAACATATTATTTCAGACCCACATTCTTTACATTTTTTTATTATTTTTGACATTTATTATCTCCAAAATCATACTATACCCCCACCGACTTCAATAATAAATATCAAAAAATTAATTTTTTGACACGTTTATTAATAAATAATTATTATTTAATTCTTCAGCTTTAACCCATTCAGCATACTCTTCAATATTATTTTCATTTACAATATTTTCATATTTTTTATGTACTACATAAAACTTGTGATTTTTAGTACATTCTATTTCATTTATTTCCATGATTTCTTCATCTCTATCATATTCAAATTTATCTATAACTTTATTGATAGTGCCATCATGGGAAATAACTTTATCACCTAATTTAATATCTTCGATTTTCTTATTACCATATGTTGTTATAACTTCCATTTCGGGAGTAAAACAGCCATTCCCGACTCCCACCCTAAGTCCTGATGCTCCCCATTCACAGAGATCTCTTGCTGCTTCTTCAGTCGCAATTGATCCAGCAATAATTTCAAACGTTCCTTTAACTTCATTATGTAATCTCCTTAAAGCTTCTTTAACTAATTTATGATGTCCATGAGCTACATCAATAAGTAAAACATCACATCCATTATCAATAAGATATTCAGCCCTCTCAATATAATCAGCTGTAACTCCAATCGCTGCGCATATAGGAATAGTATTATCTTCTCGATTAACATGAAGCTGTGAAATAATATTTGCTTGTTTTTCGATTGACATAAATCGGTGAACAACACCAACTCCACCTAATCTCATCATTTCCTTTGCCATATCATATTCTGTTATCGTATCCATTGGTGATGAAACAATAGGAACTGATAATTTTGTATTCTTAGTAAACCGTGAAGTTAAATTTACAACACTTCTTGTTTTAACTTCACTATATTTTGGTTTGATGTTTACATCATCAAACGTTAAAGCTCTTATCATAACTACCTTCCGTTTCAATGTTCTCCCATGGATAAACAATCCAATTATCTTTTTTCTCCCATACCCAAAAATTAGGTTCAATAGGTGATACCGGATGATAATGAATTGTCGCTATCGATACTTTATCTAGCTTATTGATACTTATTAATGTTTCGCCGGTATCACAAATATCATCTACTATCAATAGAGAAGTTGTGTTGATATAATTATATACAAGTGGTATTCCCAACTTATGTGATAATATAACCCCTGGAATAAATCCTCCTCGGGGGATAGCAAATATTTTTTTAAAATTGATTTTGCTGTTAGTAATCTGTTCTGCTAATAAATTACAAGCTTCATCAATTTGATTCCAAGTTATCTTATCAAAATGTTCCTGGTCCACCTATATAGATCTCCCATTTACCACTATCACTGAGCGGGGTTGCTTTTTTTGTTTACAAGTATCAAAGTGCCATCGTTTCATATTAGAAGTGGAACCTACTAATTTACAGTAGGGGCATTCTACAGTGGGCCTCTTCCTGCCCAGCCAATAATGAGAACTATTTTTCTTCATTTTATCTTTTGACTTTTGGGTATGTTTTCTACCTATTAATGATTTTCTTATTTTTTCTTTCGTTTTATTGCTATGTGTTTTATTCAACATGGGGGGGTGTACCATTTTCCCAACGGAAATAAATGTCAGTTCTACTTAATTGACCATCACTCATATTTTTTCTTTGTTCTAACGAACGCTTCTTTCCATAATTGGGTGAATCTTTCCCCCTCTTACCGTACAACGGGTGATTTTCACCACTGAAATCTGCATGGTTTTTTCTCATTTTTTCTTTAGTGTGGTCATCATATAACTTATTCATTCCACTCATTGTCATATCATACTCTTTAATATATTTTTGTTCTAATTGATTAAGCTCATCAACATCTTTTGCAGTATCATCTATAACTCCCTAAGTGAAATTTTCTTCACCATATTTTCTGATTGCTTGATGAAATGCCGCACCAGAATTATTATTACTGGATTCGCATATATGTTGAGATTTTCTTTTTTCTAATGTATAAATTGTTTGACCTATATAACTTTTACCATTTATTTTATTTGTAGCTTTGTAGATAATCATTTTATTTCCCCTTAGTAGATTGTTAATGTTAGAACAAGTAATCCTTACTCACCAAGGTTTCGGGAAACGGTAGCAACTCCGCTGTCCCTGTTCTATAATAAATATCATTTAATCTAAAACCATCCACGTTTTATCATTACCCAAATCATTCATAACTTTCTTGTATTTTATTACTTCAACTTCTCCTGTAATATTGTTTTTTACTTTCACTATTTCATTTCTTCTGTATTTAGGTCCGGATTTAATTGGTTCAATCTTATGGCGAACATCAAATATCGTCTTGCCATTACAGTGTCCAATTTCATGTTGAATAGCAACACATTCTAAAGTATCAAGCTCATCTCCAACTTCATATGTAATTGGCTCATCGAAGTTATCAGCTTCTACTGTTATACTTTTATATCGAATCGTTCTTACATTTTTTCCTGGAAATGATAAGCAGCTTTCCATATATCCAATTTCACCACTCGAATCTATGATTTTAGGGTTAATGAAATAAATAGGTTTCTTTACATTAACAACACATACGTTTTTCAGATATCCTATCTGTACTGCTGCTAATCCTACTCCTCGTTTAGTTGATGTTAATTCATTAAATAACTTTACTGCTAAATCCTCGCCCCCCTCCATAGAAACATTTTCACTTTGTTTATTTGATATCCTTTTAAAGTTAGAATTTTTTAATATCATTTCTTTAGCTCCCCTTTACATTTTCTACATAGATATGTCTTTTCTAATTTAGCTAAGCTACCGGCTTCCTGAACCAGTTTTTCTTTCCTTGCTTTTGGAGTTTTCTTAATCTCTTTGCACTTAGAACACCTTATTTCATATGCAGAAACTATTTTAGATTTATTTTTCTTTTGAGCTTTCTTTTTCTTCTTATATCTATCGACAAGGATTTCTTCCTTCGATCTTCGCTTAGTTTTCTTTTTTGGTTTGATTTTAGTAGGTGAAAGTGTTCCTTTTAGTTTAGGCTGTTCCTTTCCTCTATGAAAAACTCTCCCGTCCTTATCAACGAATTCTTTCATAAAGTGCCAGCCAGCTGGTTTCCCTGACGGAACATACTGTGATGTTATTTTATCTGGCGGGACCAAAAAGTTAGTACACCGTGAGCAAAGTACAGCAACTACTTTATTATTTGATACTGGGTGGTATTGCTTACACCTCTTACATTGTAAATACCTAACACCCTTTTCAGTGTAACTTAGATATTTCTGTTTCTTTTTTTTCTTCATTGTTTATTATTATTGTTTATTATTATTGTTTATCCTTTGTATTTTAATATACAAACAAATTCCTATTGAGGGCAACCATTATTATTATTTAATATCTTCAAATTCTGCATTAATTATATTCTTTGCTATATATAGCTTATCACCATTCCTTAGAACGGTATCAGCGCTCCACTGCCTTTTAATTTCTTCAGGATTATAACTTTCATTAGCCGATACCGTTCCAAGTATTATGTAACGATTATCATCTACGGTGACAATCTTTTCCATTTGATACTATGAAATTTTTACAAATTTCTTTTTCGGCTTTTCAGGTTCTTTTTTCGGTATATTAACGGAAAGAATTCCATCTTCGAAATTAGCTGTAACATTTTCTGAATCTAATGAATCACTTAATTCAAATGATCTTTTGAATGATGATTGTTTCAGTTCTCGTTTGATAACTTTAGCTTTATTATCATCCATTACATTATGCTTATCACCAGAAATTGTTAAGATGCCATCCTCAACTTCGATACTAACTTGTTTTTTTGATAGTCCAGGAATTTCAGCAATGATACCAATTTTATCATCAAAGTCGTAGATATTGACTTTCGGGTAAGCATTACCTTCGAATACCTTAACGCCAAATTCATTGGTGAAATTAGGAAATTGAGCTTCCATTACCTTATCGAACATACGATCAAATGGAGTGAGAAACTCATCTCGGTTAAAGAAAGTGGGTAGGTTGTGTCTGAATGCAACTTTTGTCATTTTAGTTCTCCTATATTATGTTTACTATTTTAGTCCAACAGGAGCATCCTCTTTTGAGCTATGCTCCTCTATCATATATAAATATGTATTAATTTTTAAAACAATTGATTTATTTTTTACTTCTTAAGAAATTTTTTGTTCATCGTTTTCGCTACACTCATCATATTTACGGGTGAAATAAAACTTGCATCTTGCCCATACATTTCTTTAAAGTTTCCCCCTGAATATTTATCTACATGATTACTTCCTGAAATATAATAACTCAGTACTTTTAATCCCCTCATTTTCATTTTATTTACCATATCCTTTGTATGCTTAACAGATCTCCATCCAGCATACCTATATCTGCTCGACCCACTGGAAAAATACGGCTGACCGTCAGAATAGTTAATAAAATAACTATCTGTATTTGAATTGCCGGGGATTAAATCATTCATGATTGCTTCAAAGCACAAACCTTCGGGTGTAGTTCCCGTTGCATCAAGAGAGCGGAATAGGGAATTAATCTTTGAAATCTTATCTTTTCTTGAATCGTAAACAACCATTATCAACGGAATGCATTCCTGATGAGTTGAATGAGTTGTCCTAACTGAAACCACTACTTCAATGTTACCAGCCATGTCGCATGCTTTAATCATAGCGATCGCTGATGTCATCGCTTTATTCCATTTATTTCCACTCATGGAGCTTGATGCATCGACTGAAATATGAAGATAGGCTTTATTGAATTTTGTAACAAACGACTGGCTAAAAATATTTGAATTCCCGAAGCCCAATTCTGAAATTAATCTCTTATCAATTTTTCCGGAATCCTTTCTAGTATATTTTAATGAAGTTTCCTCACCTCTAATTTTTAATTTTCTGCCGAGTGTTTTTCCTAATCTAAGTCCATTTTCAACAAAATTATATCTCTTTGAATACCACTTTTCATTTCTTTTGTCTGCTATATAAAACATTTCAGATTCCACTAATCTTCTATTGAATTTTTTTATTACAAGACATTTAATATCTTGATTATCAACAATCCCTGCATTTTTGCCCACATCTTTATACGTGGCTTCCGAATTATCCAATGCTTCAACTTTACGATTTTCAGATTTAGTAATACTTGTTTTTTTGGGTCCCTCATCTAAGAAATTCTCCTGTCTATCAAAAGCTTTTTTTAGTAACCTTTTCTGCCTATCAGATAATTCTTTAGTTTCTATACCATCATCATTCTCATCATCCGATGAGCTATTACCATTTGTATCCATCGATGAGCTATTGGTGGTGGTAACATTCTCATCATCCGATGTACTCTTTGAAATATTCTCTAAAATTATTTTAACTACTTTTAACGCAACATTAAGACTGTCTTTCGTATTCTCTAATCTATCAATGTTCATAAAATCGATGACATGATAAATTTCTTTTAAACCCCTCAATGCATTTAATTGACTTTTGGGATTATGAAGATTGATTATTCTGAATAAGTAACTCTTGATATCCTCTGTTCTCATTTCAGAACTTATTAAACCATTATCAATATCTTTGCTATAAAAATATTTATTATACATTGAATGGTAATAACCTTTATATCCAGGTGAAGTCTTGAAGACATATTGATCAACTCTACGATCCTCGACATAATTCAATATGGTTTTTGTTAGTTTTAACACCCCATTATATAAAAGATGTTTTTGCTCACCTAAACGAAATATCTCATCAGGAATATTATGTCTTATCATTTTCAATAAATTAAAATCTGATAATAAAATATGTGACGATTCATGTAAAGCTAATCCAACAGCCACATCAAAAGTTTTATCATTTAAATTAGAGCCGATAGTAACTGTTTTATTATCTGTAAAGCTAATCCCCTTGCTGGCGAATTTTACTGGAATATTTTTCCCTGTAACAATATTAACAAAATTACTAATAGCGCGTTTATAACTCGCGATAGCGACCAAATCTTTTTTATATGATTTTTTAGATGTACCGAGAAAATCATCAACCAAAGAAGAATTATCTCCAATCCAAAATTTCGAATAATTATTTTCCATTTTTTTCCTTTTCATTGCACTTCTCATTACACTTAAATATACAAATAAATCCAATGCAAGGCAAGGATTATTTTCATAAAATGTTAGATATTTTTTCTTCTGGGTTTGTCTTGGCATGCATTATATTAAATAATGCTGTGTATAATTCTACCATAGTATAACTTCTTTTAATGGCAGTAACAATAGTAAGTTTGTGTTTCGGGTTTATAAATTTATGATTCTCTGTAAGTTCCATAGCTTCTTTTTTTGCTCCTGATAAATCCCCACCCATTAATGTATTTTTGTCGAAGCCATACTTATAGACTAAATTATTTATAAATTCTGAACTAAGATATGATATATTCTTTTTTTTCAATTTATTTTTTTATAACTATTTTTTAATTTAATTATTATTTATTTTTTTAATTTAATTATTATTTATTTTTTTTGTTACTTCTCTCACTACGCTCTGTTTATATATATGAATATAGTTTCTGAAACAATCAATTTATTTTGTATTTTCAAAAAATATTTTCCCCCCACCCACCACATTACAGTTTATTATTTATTTAGAAGGGATTTGAAGCCGTGTTCATATCATTCTCAGTAAATAATTCATCACTTGATTCATCATTGATGAATTTCTGAATAATCTGTTTAACAAATGTTCTTTCAGAATCGACTCCACCTGAATTATCATACTGAGGATAAATTGTAATCTCAGCCGCATCAACTAAAGCAAACCCATCATAAAGTAATCCAGCTAATTCAACTGAGGTACGAGTACTAATCCCAGATTCGATTCGTGGATTTTCACTATTAGATTCGACTCTGGTTAAATGAGCAATCTTTGATACATTTTCTAATGCTTTAGAAGCGACGTTAGGGAACATATATTTCAATAATCCATGTTCCTCAGTATCAGTGAGTAAGTCCATTTCGATGATTGTGAAACGATCTCTCATCGCACGATCTAAGGATCTTGTGGCTGTATATTCGTTTCCGATATTCGCAGTAGCAACAAATGTAACACCATCAGCTACCATAACAGTTTCAGAATCTTTCTTTTCATCCAACCGAAGATAACGTTGCCCGTAATCCAGGACAGTCATTAAAATGTTCCAGGCATCGGGGTGTGCTCTTGTTAACTCATCTAACAGAATGATTGCATTAGAAGTTCTAATAGCTTTAACAAAAGATGACTCATCGAAATAAGTTCCCGACTCAGGGCTGAAATGTGTATTTCCAATCAGAGTCGCTCTTGGATCTTGAGTAGCACCGAGGTTAAAAAAATATGAGGGGCGATCATCGAGAGCGGACATTAACGATTTAGCTGCCATTGTTTTACCTGATCCAGCCATACCGGTCATCATGATATTCTTTCCACGAACCGCTGATCTAATGAGATATTTCCATTTCAATTCATTCATAAACAAACCTTCAGGCTTTAATTTATATGAATTGTGAATGAAATCTAATGTATTCTGATGCTCATCAGAGACGATAACCGGTTCATCTGGTTCTACAACAAACATATCAGATGGAACAGATTTCCAATAAAGCTTCCCTGTATTTGTTTCAGCGACCATCAGAGCATGACCTTTATCTACAGCTTTTTTCTTTGCTGTGGGATACATAAAGCCAGAGAAATCATTTCCCTCTGAATCAACAACGAGGTAGCTGTGATTTGGTTTACTGACAGAAACTACAGTCCCTATCATTGATTTTTCAAGTTTATTTATTTGCATATATGAGATTTCCTTTTTTTGTTTCTTTGTTTAACTTAATTATTATCCTTCTTTCCACGATTAAATATACAAACAAATCCAATGCGGGGCAACAGGTTTTTTGAAAAAAAAAGAAATATTTTTTTCAATTATTTATTGTTTTGTTATTTTTTTGTAGATTTCATATTTATATATGAATCAGTTTATTTCAAACTAAAAGAGAATCGATATGGACAAAAACAATCAAGAAATATTTACAGGAAAAACATTTCAGGACTTAACTAAAGATATTTATGAAAATTCTGTTAATAAGAAAAAACAAATTGATATTCTTATTAATGAGATAAATAACTTTATTAAGACTATTGATGATGTTATTATAGTAGCTCCTATAGTTAAGGAAATGTTAGAAGTATCAGTAAAGAACGATGAACACCTTGTTAAACTAGCAAGTGTTTTACAGAGAATAATTACTAAATCGATATCTGGTTCTGACGATGATAGTATTGGATTAACTGACCAGGAAAAAGAAGATCTAATACAAACTTTACAGGATGCTGCTGATAGTATTCAAAAAGAAAGTGATGATATGGATAAAGTAAAAGAAAGATATACAGGAGTTGTAGAGGGATAGGATATGGGCTCAACTATTATTACATTACCAGAAACATTTGATCAAACATCATTATTTGGAACGAAGAAACCGTTACCTGTTTATTTACAATTTGTTCCTGGTATTGTTATCTCTGTTTCAACAAGTACTGAATCGGGAATAAAGGGAATTACTAATAGTATTTTAGCGCAACCACATTATTCTCAAAAGTTAAAACATGTTGGATTGGGGGATGAGGAAAATAGATATGTACCGTTATTGAGAGGTAGTGTTGATGTTCCAGTTGCAGGTGATCCTGTATTATTATGTACTATTGGTGGAATTCAATATTATTTAGGGCCGCTTAATACAGAAGGGAGTCCAACGTTTAACATTGATCATTTATATAAGGGGTCTACTCGATCTGATTATTCGAAGAAAGCTACTGCAAGCGAAGTAGTTGGAATATCAGAAAACTTTATTAGAGATCCTAAATACACGAGACTCCAGAAAACGTATAATGAAGAACTAGATAATCCCCGCGGTGATAAGAAAAACTATAATGATATTCACGGTGATATGGTTCATGAGGGGCGTCACGGTAATAGTATTCGTATTGGAAGTAGAGATGTGAATCCATATCTCATTATATCGAATGGAAGAAATTATTTGAATAGGACTGAAAGCATGACTGATGGAAGCTTAATTGGTATGTTTAACAGGGGTACTATACATCAACATTTTCCAAAGGATAGTAAGCTTGAAAATGATACTATAGTCGATAATCCATTTGTATTGGCTTCTGATACAGTTGAAAAGCCAACTAAATTAATGTCTGATTTAGTTTCAAATGTAAATGGTGGAGATTCGGCTACTGATTTGATTTATAAATACGATGCACCTCAGCTTATACAGACATCTGATAGGATTATTATTAATTCGAAAAAAGATAGTTTATTCCTATCAGCATTTAAGCACGTACATATAGGAGCTGGGGAATCAATAACATTCTCATCTAATGTTGAGACAGTTTTTGAATCTACTAATATTTATATAGGGAAGCAGGCAAAGGAATCAGAGCAGGGTTTAGTATTAGGAGAAAATTTGAGAGCTTTGCTGGAAGAGCTAGTCGATATATTATTGAATGCAAATGGGCACTGCCAGGGAGCCCCAGTACCATTAGGAACGCAGAATGGTCCTCCAGGAAGTTTACAGGTAAAGCTCCAGAATATCAAAAAGGCTTTATCTAAGAATACAACAGATTTTGTTAGTTCAAAACATTTCATTGAAATTAATTAGAGTTATAGGAGAATAACATGAAAAGATCAGAGTTAAAAGTAATGGTGAGAAAGATAGTTAGAGAAGAAGTTGCAATGGCTATTCAGGAAGTAATTACAGAATTAAGGAAGCCCGCTACAGTACAGTCACCTGAAGTCAATGTTAGTAGTATGGAGCCAGCAGTAGAGAAAAAGTTTTCATCTAATAAGGTGCTCAATGAAGTGCTAAACGAAACTGCAAATAGTGATGAATGGAGAAATATGGGCGATAAGGTTTATACATCTGATTCCATAGGATCGATTCTAGCTAATCAATATAAGGATATGAGTAATGGGGCTTCCGGTAAAGTCTCTGGAGAACAAATGGTTGCGTCAATGGGGGTAAGCCCGGAATCCGTACCTGATCATATTACAAAAGCTTTATCAAAAGATTATAGTGAATTATTGAAACTATCAAAAGAGAAATCAAGGCAGAGAAGATGATATGGCGTCTAAAGGTGGATTAGAAAAACAAATTAAGCAAGCATTTATTGACTCCTCGGGAGCTAAAGATGACTTGGGAAATATTCCACAGTTGGCAAGGGATATAACAGATGCCATTATTGATTTTCTAACTAAACAAACATTTACAATAACAGAACTAAAAGCTTCATTAGATATTGAAGAGATATCAACTGCAGCTCCATTAACGGCTGATGTATTACCATCTGTTACTGTTGCGACTCCAGCCGGCCCTGGAACGGTAGCACAAGGTAAGTCGGGAGTATTGATTCCTAAATTGAAAATAAAGAAGACAGGAGGTCAGGGTGGATTATTGATCTCATCAGGACATGCTTATGTTGGTAGACCATCGAGAAAAATAAGGGGAAGCGATACCGCCGAAGAGTTCAACGACTTTACAAAAGTAAAGTTAGATCCAGATAAGATTGTAGGGAGATAATAATAATGGCAATCAAAGATACAACAAAATTACCGTTCATTGCTGATAGGGAGACCAATACATTTATTGGAATTGATTATCCATTTAACAAATCAGAAGGCGTTGAGGGTTATTTTTCATCAACGTCAACTACAATTGATGCGGTAAAGAATAATATTAAGATGTTGTTAAATACTCATAGGGGTGAACGGTTGATGCAACCTAATCTTGGAATAAATCTAAGACAATTCTTATTTGAACAATATACTGATGATACTCGAATAGCAATTGAAAATGAAATAGTTAATACGTTTGATTATTGGCTACCGTTTGTTGATATAACAGCATTAGATATTGATGCTAATGATACAGACGCAGTAGGAAAAAACAAGATACTAATTAATATAACATTTAACATAACGAAAGATCCAAATACACACGCTTCAGTACAAGTTGAAGTAGGAGAATAATATAATGGCTTATAAACAAAAAGATTTCAAAGAAACAAATGTAAACTACATAAATAAAGATTTTGCTGGCTTGAAGAACAATCTTATGGAATATGCTAAGTCGTATTTCCCAACAACATATAAGGACTTTAATGAAACGTCACCGGGAATGATGTTAATTGAAATGTCGGCATATGTAGGAGATGTGTTATCATTTTACATTGATCAGCAATATCAAGAAATGTTATTACCTTTAGCTGAAGAAAAGCGTAATGTTATTAATATAGCGAAGATGTTAGGATATAAAGTTAAACCTATTATTCCATCATATGTAACATTAACTGTTAAACAGGTTGTTGGTACTGATGGAGATACAGATAATCCTCAAGCTGATTACACTGAAGCTGTTACTATTGATAAAGGCATGCAAATAACATCAACATTTGATTCAGATACTATTTTTGAAACACTCGATGTTGTAGATTTTAAGGTAAGTGGTTCTGGTGTCGATGCGGATAATATTGAACCTGAAGTAACTGATTATGCGGAAAGTGGAGTAGCAAGTGAATTTACAATAACAAGGAGAGTTAAAGCTATTTCAGCTGAAACAAAAACAAAAACATTTACTGTCGGGGCTCCTTCAAAATTTAAGGAACTTACATTATCCGATACGAATGTAGTTGATATCGTTTCAGTATACGATTCAAATGGTAATCAATGGTATGAAGTTGATTATTTAGCACAGGATAGAGTTCCAATTGAAACTCATTATTCTGATGATACTAATAGAAATACAGCTTATACTAATTTAGCGGGGGGTACTGAAACTTTACCGGTTCCTTATACACTAGAATTTATTAGAACAGATAAACGGTTTATTACAGAAATCAATGACGATAACACTACAACACTTGTATTTGGTAACGGGCTATTGAGAAGTGGTCAAACAGTCCCGCAAAACTTTATGCAAACTGAGCAGATAGGAATAACAATCCCTGGCGTAACCCAAAATTTAGTAGATGCCATTGATTCTACATTAGG